CCGGAGTGGGCGAATTGGCTAGCTATGGACCTTGGTGGTTACTGGTGGTGGTATGAGTACAAACCTAAGTTTTCTAGTTGGTACACCGGATTCATTAGTTCAGGAAAAGGTGATTTTACGGCTGCCGGTACATGCAATACTCAATTAAACCCAATTAACACATTAGAGCATCGACCATGAAAATCGAGCGCCTACTACCAAAAAACCCCGAATACCCAACCGGCCAGCAAATTCGAGTGGCTGCGATACAGCGAGAGATGCGCAAGCGGATTCGGTCAATCAACCGAGAGGCGCAGGCATGGATTGAGCGCCAGCCGGTGCAGGTTGTGACAAATGCAACATCGTACCAGTACCAGCTTGACCCGCTGCGCATCAGCGCCATGAAGGATTGGCTAAGGCAGCTAATCAATCGCGATATGTTCGGCAATCTCGAAGGTATCTGGTCTCCTGGTTGGTGGCTAAATGCTCATATGTCAGGCGCGGTGCAGCAAGGCACTCAGACTGCACTTACTAATGCACAACTGATTACCACTGCCGAAGCTGGCGATGTGTCACAAGTCATCAAGGCGATGACCATAGAGCAAGTGCTATCCGAGCCGGGATATCAGCGCAGACTACAAGGCACATTCGGACGTGTGTTTGAGTCCATGACTGGCCTTGCTGATTGGATGAAGAATGACTTGGCTGGCGTGCTAACTCGCGGCATGGCTGCTGGTATCAACGCCAGAGCTATCGCAAAGTCCATCGCCAAGCGGATACCTGTCAGCGACTCGCGGGCGCTTAGGATCGCACGCACAGAGGCAAACACGGCATACACAAAGGCGCACACAGCTGAGACTGACGAGTTAAACTCAACCGTATACTCAGACAGCCCGTGGGTTGTTAAGGTCATGCACATGTCTGCTCTCGCGCCTAACACGCGGCTTGACCATGGCCGCAGGCACGGGACTATTGCAACGACGCAGGAGCAGAACTACTGGTGGGATAATGTTGCAACAGGCTCCAGGATAAATTGCCAGTGCTCAGTTGCAGATGTGCTTGTACATCGCGAGACTGGCGAAGTTATGCAGGCTGGACTTGTGAAGATAGCAAAGGCGCAGAGAAAGGAATATTTTGGTTGACCTTGGTGTGCGCGTTGACTAATGTTGTGGTGTTACTAACTGATAGGAGGCTTTATGAGTGATTGGATTGAGTGTAGTGGTGGTGAGTGCCCTGTTGAGACAGGAACTCTTGTTGACGTGAAGTACAGAAACGGCAATGTTAACTTTCACGTTATGGCTGAGTTTGATGGATGCGATACCGGAAGCGTTCCGGGTAGTAACGCATATGACTGGACTAATACCGATAATCCTGGCGACATTATCGCATACCGCCTGCACAACCAATACGCAGCAACATCTGAACAGCCAAAGCAAGACATGGTAAACCACCCGCCTCATTACCAGTCTGACAATGGTGTCGAGTGCATTGACGCAATCAGAGCTGCGCTAGGACGTGATGGATTCATTGCATACTGCCGTGGCAATGCCATGAAGTACATCTGGCGCGACAAGCTAGACAATGTTGAGGACTGGAACAAGGCTATCTGGTATCTCAACAAGGCAATCGAAGCTAAATCTGAATAAGCGGAACTGTGCCGCTTTATTGTTTGGAGTTTATATGTTTGAAATTGATGGCAAGAAGTACGAATGCAAGAAGCAGGAGCTGCGCGCAAGGCGGTGCCAAGGCTGCGCGTTCGAGCTTGATGATGAACTATGCGCGTGCGCTCCGACATGTATTTATGTAGAGTGGGGGTCTATTATTCAGATGGTGTTTGTGGAGGTTGGTGATGAATAAACCATCCCTAAAAAAATCAGCCGCAGTCTGCTCAGTCGCTGCAATAATCTCTATCGTGCTGTCGATGGACTCAGGCTTGCGCACTAACAAGGCGGGTCTTGAGCTGATTGGCAACTCAGAGGCTTGCCGTCGAGATCCGTACCTGTGCCCGGCTAGAGTGCTGACTGCTGGCATTGGGTCAACAACTGGCATCGTACGCAATCACAGGTACAGCGACCAGGAGATTGCTGATATGTGGATTACGGATATCCGCATTGCTGAGAAGTGCGTGAACAAGCACGCCAGCGGCTCAGCGATGACAGATAACCAATTCAGCGCTGTCACTTCGTTCGCGTTCAACGCTGGTTGTGGTAATCTGCAAAAGTCTACACTGGCGAAGAAGGCACATGCCGGAGACTTTACTGGCATGTGCAATGAGCTAACGAAGTGGGTCTATGCTGGAGGAAAGAAGCTTGGCGGACTGGTTAAGCGGAGAGAGAAGGAGCGTGAGTTATGCCTAAGCGAATAATCACAGCAACGAAAGAGTGCTCTGCATATTCAGTTAGATATGACAAGCTTGAGTGTGAGTCTGGACCTTACTGCGCGGATGATGAGATTATTGGGGTATCAGTGTATGGCTGGAGTGGCGACAGATACGACATGCCCAAGCCTAACCGACACTGTGACGTAATTCACCTAATAAACTCTATTGGCGATAAGCCGTGCCCATCAAGAGATTCACAGGGATTTTACACTGACAAAGGGACGTATCTTACAAGATACAAGGCAAGGAATCTTGCTATTGCTAATGGACAATGTAAAAATCCAGCCCATAGGGTTCACCTTTTCAGCGAGGACTTGTGGTAATGTTTGAACCAATCGAAAACTGGCGCAGCGCACACAAGTTCGGCTCTATGCAGTTGAACGCATTTGCCGTGTTCTGTGATGCGGCATTCGTGCTTGTGGCTGCGATTGACGAGTCATGGCCTATCAACCCTGCAATCTATGCCGGAGTTCGCACGTTGCTGACTCTGGCAGCCATGGTTGCGCGGATGGTTAAGCAGGATAACGTAGATGCATAGCAGCCTAACAGCAAAAGCAATCTCCATCGCCGCATTAAGTGCGGCTTTGGTTTATGCTGGATACAGTTACCGAGATGCCAAGGCTGATGCTGAGATTGCATCCATGCGCAGAGACTATGCTTCATCGGCTAAGGATGCCGAGCGCAAGCAGCGAGAGACAGAGCAAGCCTGGCGCGACAAGCTCACGCAACTAGACAACAAGCACCACAAGGAGCTAACCGATGCACAAGCAAAAGCTGATGCTGTTATCACTGGCCTTCGCGCTGACTCTATCCGGCTGCGCAAGCGGTTCACCTGTACAGTGCAATCCGTCGCAAGTTCAACAGCCGCCAGCGTGGATGATGAAGGAGGTGAATCCGGACTTCGGAGAGAAGATGCGGAGATTCTTATTAGAGAATCAAGGCGAGCCGACGAGTGCGCAATCGCATTAACTGGGCTGCAGGAGTACGTCAAAGAGTTAACAAAAAGCCCGCAGTAAGCGGGCTTTGTTTTACTTCAACATCTCCGGCGATATCGTCAACCTGGACACCTCGCCAAACTCACTAGAGTACGTCACAACTACCGCGCTACGGCCTGACTGATACCCGCTATGTGTGGCATACGCATCATGCGCAGCCAGCGTTCGATGTTGCTCTACTGTCATCAGGCTTGATTCCTTCATGGCCTGGCTGTGCAAGTGGCCGCAGTGTGCATAACTATATTTTGTGCGGCCAAACACATCACGATACTTGCTGGCAAATACTGAATCAAGCCTATCAAACTTTGCGCGGTGTCCGTGGTGGAAGAACAGCGACGTCATTCCATGCTCAACGCAATAGAATCCATCAGGCCGCAAGTCTACGTTGAGGCGCGGCTCCGCATCGTACAGTGCGGCGAACATCTCACGGAGCCACACAGACGACGTGATATCGTGATTCCCGGTTGCTATGATTAGGTTTACCTGCTTATGCCGCTCAAGCAAGGTTGCAGATGCGCTTGATTGCTCTAACTGCAATACGAACAACCTTGTAGTAACGGCTGTCGGCGTCAAGAACATTGCCACTCGTCGGCGTCTTTGCCTCAAGGCTGTCGAAGTGAAGGGTGTCACCAAGGAAGCACAGCGTTGCACTGGATGCGCATGGAGACAGTTCCACAGCATAGCCAAACCATCGAGCCAGCAGCGACTCTGCGATCTTGATATCCCAATCAGCGCCGCACTCATCCTCATCAGCCAGCATACCGAAATGGTAGTCACTGATAACGTACAAGTTCATCAGCTTATCATTGCCTTGTGGCAACTCAGTGGATGGCTTTGCTGGCTCGATATCGGCGCAGATATCAGCAACCAGCTGGCGCATTAGCTCAACCTGTCGCTGTTGGTCAATGGATGACTTTACCCATTGCAGCTTGGCGTTGCCTTCTGCGTCGTACAGCGTTGATGTGCCATTGACAACATATCCATCAGGCACTGACTTGTTCATGTCGTGCTTTGGGCTGTAGCCTTGCCTGGCAGCCATTGCGCATGTGCGCTTGTATGCATCGCGTATTTCCTTTGGCTGGCACCCAAGCGCATTTGCTGCTCCGCGAACAGAGCCTGCCTTTACTGCGGCCTGCAGTTTCGCTTTCTGGTGTGGAGTTGCGTACTCTAGAAGTTCTTGCGTGATCGTGGTTATGTCCATGCGTTCCTCCTTGTGGTTGCATAGAGTATAAAACAAAAGCCACCGAATGGTGGCTATAATGTTAATTCTTTACGCTACTTTTCAACAGCGCAATCCACTTCCTGCGACAATCTATCGCCTTGCGCTCGTTTAGTGCGACCTGGTTGTAGTATCTATCTCGAAACAGTACTTCATAGTTTCCTGCCATGTTTGCAACAAGGTGCATCTTGTTATTTGCGCGAGACATTGCAGATACAAGGCCAATT